AACACTTTCCCAAATTAATTGTGCTAGTGAATTGATACCCATCGCCATCGACGTACCGAATGCAAAATTGCTTGATGTTATAGTTGCTGTAGATGTTCCACGGTTTAACAAAATCTTTAACTCACCATTTTCTGTGCCGTTTTCAAGAGTAAACGAGGAAGGCAATGTTGGGTTTAAAACGATAAAGGTATCCTGTGACATGTCACTATCACCTGTACCTAATTGTTTACTTGCATAAGCAATTTTACCCAGTCTTACAACTCCAGTACCTTTAGGCTCAATATTAATCCCTACATTCGTATCAGTACCTGTTGCAGAGATTGTAGGTCTGTTACCTGCTGCAGCATTTGCAAGTGTTAATTCATTTGTTGCTGAAGCAGTAGCGGTGACTTTAAGAAGTTCGGCACCGTTTACATCAACAACTGCTGTACCAATTTTAGGTGATGTCAAAGTCTTATTAGTTAACGTTTGCGTTTGTGCATTAAATGTAATCGTATCACTATCAGCTAAAACGGGCAAGTTAACGTTAATATTTTTAGATACTAAATTACCTGGCTTAATATTATATGTATGACTTGAATTTGTATCGTTAATAGAAATGCCATCAAGTAACGGATTGTTCAACGTGGCACTGTCAAGAGTTTTATTTGTTAACGTCTGTGTGGCTTCATTTATTGTGACTTCACCTGATGAATCTGGTAAAGTAAATACTAGTTTTGAAGCACCTTCAGTATGCGTAAGGACAGTATTATTAACAACACCAACAAACTCTAAACCACTATCACGTAACCTGACCGCGGTTGTAAGAGCTGTACCAGAATCACCTCCACCAAACTGGGAATATAATTCTACAAAATTTTCATTTATTTTAGTACCGGCGTTACGGAGCGTATCACCTGTTCCGTCATTTGCGGTTGAGCCGGTATTAATTACTTGCCTTGCCATGGGGGTTCCTCAATTTACTTAAAAGTATTTATATCAGTTTTAATAAGTACCAATAGAATCATACCAGTCTTGATCTAATGTTTGTTGTCTTCTTACCGTATCCATTGTCACACTGTGGCCGTCAGAATCAGTATCATCAAATGTTGGCAGTGATGGTGACAATGCTGTAAGAATACTTGGATAGCTATTCAGTTCGCTTAGGTTCATATCGGAATCAATTGGCAGTAGATCAATGCGATAAGTTTCGTTGCCGCTATCAATCAGGCCAGTCACATCAGCAGATGGTTGAGCTGTGAGGTCAAACAGAGCTTCACCTGTAGTGACAACCGCAGTAGACACAGTTCTCGCTATTTCTGGCATAAGTGTGTCGATCCCAGCGGCGTTTGTGGAGGCAATCTGCACCTGTCCACCTAAATACATGCCAGCTGGATGCACAAATAATTTATATGTTTCTCGCCATGTATCAATAGGAATATCAGACTTAATTAGGATTGATAAGACTTGATATAGTTTATTATCTGTCAAAAATCTTTGAGATTCTGCACCAATCTTAGATGCGTTTGATACGATCTGTTGACCAGTATTGTTTGAACTATCTAATGAGTAATCAACACTGGGCCCAACTTTAAATATCTGTTCCTTTGGATATACCACGTCAGGGTCTGAACCAAAGAATGCTCTAAAGAACTGTTGAATACTATAACGAGTGCCCTTAGAACGATAAAGAATATTCGAAAACTTTGAAGCTTCACGTTTGTTTATAAAACCACCAAAGTAAGCTTGACCCAAAAGTATTTCATCTTCAATATATTGTAGGAGTTCAGTATCAACCTGGGTAAGATCCCGAGATCTATACAAATCTCTGATTTTTACATCAGGGTTTCCATTCTGCTCCATCCATTCATAATAGGCTTCAAGTAAAGTAATAATATTAGAATACTCTTCAATGAAGTATTCTGGTAATACCGCGGTAACTTCAGACCTCTGAAGATTTAAATCGCGTCTATTATTGTCTCGGAGTGTTTTATCTACCTGTGTCATTAATCATTCGCTGTTGTAGTTATTACATTGGCAGCTGACACATCGGCATCGTAAACTAACAAATTATTTCGAACGGGAACAATAGAACTTTGATTTGCTGGTACAACAGAAAGCTTAATAAAGTTTACAGAACCTACAATTGATGTTGGAGTAAAATAAGTTAGTGTAATAACACCAGTATTTGCATTGTATAAACCAATATTATCAACTAATACTGTATTCGTTTCGTTTGCTACAATTTGTAAGCGGGTGCTATTCAAAGCATTTTGAATTCTAGCTGTAGTTCCTTCATATACAAACGATGAGCTTGTAACTCTTAGATTCACGTCATCAGGAGCTGCAATAGCAGCTGGGAATCTCAAGTTAAAAGTGCTAGTATTAGCTAAGTTGCTAATTGTAGTACGTATAGCTGTATATGATGAAGTAGAATAATTAGCAATTAAAGAAGCTGCAGTATTAAAGTTATTTTCATTAATTAGTCTAATAGCTTCGTTTAACTGTGCATCAGGAATAGTAAAGTTAGTTAATATTTGAATTGAGCTAGAAATTGCTGGAGCCGTTGGAACAAATCTCTGTTGCATTTTCACTTCAGCTCTTGATGATAGAACAGCTGGATTTGATTCATCAATAAGAGTAAGAAGATTTGAGCGTCTAAATGACTGATCAAAACCACCGGTGTTATCAGTAAAGTATTTATTAATAATTTCTAACACGTTAGACTGTACAGTGTTAACAGTTAACGAAGTAAGCTTAGGATTAAAATCAAAAAAGCTTTGCACTTCAACGTAAGTTGTAACAGGATCAGCAAATCTCAATCTAAAGGAGATAATAGCAAGGTCTTCACTGAGCTGTGTAATTCCTAGTTTAGTATCAGCTTGCGTTAAGGCTGTAACATCATTTTCAAACAAAATTGAAACATAAACGGCACCAAACTCTGGATCTAAATTATCTTCACCACCCCAAGCTTTAATATCTTTAATGAGTGTAGAGTAGTTGCGTAAAATCAGTGATGAGTAGTCGGCTGCCGTAACCATTCTATTTTGTGTGGCATACTGAAACGGTGCGTTCTTACGGATTGATTCAATCGTTTCTTTTGTATCCCCGCCAACAGAACTTGTTACAGTTGTTACAGTAAGTGGTGCAGCTGTAATGCCTCCACCTGTAAAATCATTTGCTGCCGAAAATACCGTAGCGCCATTCGCTGGTTCACCTTTAGTTGAAAGATAAAGAACTTCAATTTTTGAACCAGCCTGTGGAGCAACACCAAATGTTTCACCATCACCAAAAGATAATTCAAAGTAGCCATTAGGCGCTTCTTTTAAAATAAAGATTGTTGATTGTGCATTGATGGTTGTAGCATTAATAATATTAGTGTATACTGAGAATGTAGAACTTGTAGTGCTTTCATACACTCTTACTGTAACTGTATCAGCATCAATATTATTATCAGGAATCACATATGTAGGATTGTCTTCATATTCGCCCACAAGAAATGTTTTAGTTTTTTGTGTGCCTTCATAAATTGGCAGTTCGTTAGAACCACTGGAATTTATAAATTCATAAAAACCTGTACCATCATCAGTTGCATAATAATCTTCGATAGTTTGGAAAGTATAGTTTACATCATCGACAGATGTGGTAAACGTAGTTCTTGCAGGAAGTTGCAACACAGCTGCACGACCAGCTACTGATGAAGACAAATTAATGTTTACAACAGCCTGAGAAGCTGTATCAGTATCAGGAATATATCCAATACCTTCAGCCAATGACACAACAGAACTTCTCAATTGAGCAGTACTTAAATACGATTCATTCAAAGCAAAGTTTGCAATCAATGAGTTAAAATGTGTGTTGTATGCCAACACATCAAGGATGTTTGAAAGACCTGAAGCTTCAAAGTTGTAGTCCCTAAACTCCTCTTTAGCGGCTAAATAGGTCTTTAGATTATTTTTAATGTTATTAAAATCTAAAGCTGTTGAACTAATTGTTGTTGCCATTTTATCTCAACCTTGATATAACTGTTGTAAACACTACAATTTCTTTAGTGTTTATGACTTGGAATTCTAAAGTAACGTCTAAACTATTTTCGTCCGGTCTTATATTAACATCTATTTTAAGTATTTTTGCTCTGGGCTCATACACCTGTATAGCTCTAATAATATTAGCTTTGATATCACTTTTAATATCGCTATAAGCTAACTCAAATAAAAACTCTCTGATATTAGCACCAAACCGTGGCTGAAAAGGTTTTTCAAAATGATTTGTTTGTATTAGATTCTTTACAGCTTGTTTTACTGCAGCTGCATCTCTCTTTTTATAGATCTCACCATTTGGTTTTGCAGTAAATGTTAAATCAATATCAGAATAAAGTCGACTCCTACTAGTAATAATACTACTAGTATTTAGACTACCGTCTTCTTTTGATAGAACTCTTGTTGTTGCCATGACTCAAATCTTTTTCTTTTATTTATATCAGCGATTCTCGATATAATCATTCCAATATTTATTAAATGATTTACCAGCCCAGCGTGAATCACCAATTTCCGTGTAGTCCCAGGCATTATAAGCACCTGCCACACCTGCGAGACTTGTAGGTCTTTTATCGACGTGCAAAATAGTACCGCCTAACCCAAATCCTTTAAACCCAGCCTTTATTGCAGCATCAACCAGTTTAATTTTTTGACTGTCTGTTAGTCCTATGATACTAATATCAAGCGCTCTACCAAAATAGTGCTGCGAAGTTCCTTTTTGATTTCTAATGGAGTCAGATTTAACAAGAGCATCGTTGATAGTCAATGGTCCTTCATAAAAATCCTGCATTCTAGCATATTCGTTGTTTAGCAGGTTTTTCATATTTTCAAGTGCACCAGGTTTCATTAATGGACTTGTTCCGGCTAATGTATCAACAATTGGTACTACGATAGGGGGACGTCCAACTCCTCTGGGGTTAGGTATCGTAAGTAAATTAAGTCCGTATCTACCACCAATACCTGTTGGTAACTCTACTTTAGTTGTAGATTGTTGAGCTGTATTAGGCGTTGTGAGACATTCTACTAGTTCACCCTGTGACAGTTTCTTACCATTGAAGTGTGTTTCAACTGTTCTGTTAAAGTTAGCACTCCAGTTTTCACCAATTTCTGGCATGATAATAATAAGTTGAGCATCCAGTTCTTTATCGACGTCATATGTGTCGTAAGAAAGAATCATCTTATCAAAGAGTAAAGTGTCTTTCCAGTATTCTGCCAAATCAAACAATGCAACTGGATCTGATTGGCCATCATTATCAATCAAATCATATACGACTGCTTCACCT